TGCGGAACGTCGCAAAGCCTGGACAGCGCAGATTGTCGAAGCGCTTGGAATCGATTCAACCAAAGGAAGCGTCAGTATCACGCAATCTCAATCAGAAGTATTTACTGTTGTGCACATTAGGAAAATCGCTTAACAGATCCAAAGCCAGCCGGGGCCAATACCGGCGTGAAGGAGAAATCTCTATGAAAAAGCTAACCTGCACCTGCGGCACGTCGATCAGGACACACGGCACGAAAAACTGCACCTGCCCGAAATGCGGAAAGGAATACTACTATTCAAAGTCGTTAGGAAAGTGGCTCTATGCCCACCGAACGCACAAAGCGAAAGGAGGGATGATCAGTGAAGAAAGAATGCGCGTTTGAGGATCTGCCCGAAAAACTCAGAAAAGTGGTTACGTCTATGGAAGAGTGTGCGGTACCGCTTGAGATTATTCGATGCACATCTGATAAGAACAAAGAAAACGCACGGTGCATAGTCCAAGACGGTACCGTATTCGGGATATTTGATCTAAGCCGAAACCGCGTGACAACTACTTGGGTTGGAAGCCACGAAGTAATGATGTTAGTTAAAGCAATAGAAAGCACCCGTCCCTAGCTTGCCGGCCTAGACGAGTGCTTATAGAAAGACACCGGAGCGCCTTACATCTACATTATAACAGACGCTCCGGGTTAGACAAGAGGAGCGAAAAGAGATGTCAACACAAATACTTAGCTCAACCGCCGAGATCCTGATGGAGCAAGTCATTGACTCTGTTATTACGTTTTGCCCCAAAGTGGACAAGCTTGAACTCCGGCAGACTATAACCATAATCCTGTCCCAGTATGACATTAAGCCTGCACTTGCCCCTCACGGCCATCCCGACTTACAGCAGAAAATAAAACTGTTCTTAGCCGGTAAAAGACTCGAAGGCCTCGCCACACTGACACTCGAAGCCTATGAACTAGAGTTGAGGATATTCTCCGAACACATTAATAAGGCAACCGAAGAAGTAACCACATCTGACATTCGTCTTTTTCTAGGAGAATTCGATCACCTTAAAACATCCTCGATCTCTAAGAAATTGTCCGTCCTAAAATCCATGTTTGGGTGGCTCGCGAACGAAGGTGTAATCTCGAAAGACGTAACCAAGCAGATAAAGCCTCCCAAGAAGGAAAAACGAGCACCCAAGGCCTTAACCATCGAAGAGTTAGAAATGATCCGCGAGGCTTGCATCACTCCCCGGGAACGCGCATTGATCGAGGTCTATTACGCAACAGGTGCCCGATTGACTGAGGTACAACAATTGAACCGTCAGGATATCGACTATCAAGCCATGTCGGTTCAGGTGGTCGGCAAGGGCAATAAAGAACGAACAGTCTACTTCTCATTTAAAGCCATGTACCATTTGCAAAAATATCTAAAGAGGCGTTCTGATACCGTGATGGCTCTTTTTGTAACGGAGCGTAGGCCCTACCGGCGACTTTCAGCCAAGGGCATTCAACGCGAGGTCAAAATAATTGCTGAGCGATCCGAAGTAAAAAAGAATGTGCATCCGCACATATTCCGCCATACTTTTGCGACATTGATGCTTAACAACGGTGCGGATCTGGTCGCTGTGCAGGGGTTACTCGGACACGTGGATCCTGCCACAACTTTGATCTATTCTGTCCTGTCCGACGAAAAACGAAAACAATCACATAAGCAATATTTGGTCCAATAACGCCTTTCGGGGCGTTTCTTTTTTTGTTTACAGGGTTTTCCTCATTTGTGTCGAAATTGGTAGTTGTCCAGACTAACCAATTTCGCAAAGAAGAGAGGTGATTAATATGTCAGAAGAAGAAAACAAGGTCCCAGATTTCATGGTAAATAGCCTTGATTTTAAAAAAGTAGTTGTTTCTAATTTTTGCAGCATGATTGACACATTCAAGACTGGTAATATCGAAGGTATATCAATGAGTCAAGACACTACCGTAAAGATCATTATGAATTTTGGTGTAATTGATGGACAAGTCATACTTTCCGAAGAATCACTTGATAAGCTAACCAATGAAAATTTTTCGGCTTTTATTTACAACACATTAAATCAAAGTGCAAACGGTTTCATGGCTACTTACGAAGCTAAAATTGGAGTAGATAGTCTTAAGCCCATCAATCAAACCGGAAGATTAGTCATAGCAAATGCCACTATTACTCCATTCGCTAACCTTCAGAGCACTTACAAAGTCGAGAGAATGCTTATTTTTACAGACCAAATTGTAGGGATAACCATAGGTGTACAATCTCGTTAATGATTTGTTGCAATCCTTTACTACGCATAGATTCTGATACTTGAACATTTAGTTTAATCTTATAATCCATTATTGTCTCACTCCTCTCTTAAAGCCCCTGATCGCTCAAAATCAGGGGCTTTCTTGCTGCGCATAATGCGTCAAGTGCGACATAACTACATCGGTAATCCTTCGTCTTTTTCAATTGCGTCGATACAATGATTTTTGTCAATTTTGTTCAATAACCTACAGATAAAATGACACAACCAACTATCGCCTTTCGCTACTCGCTTTCCCATCCGAGACGACATCGTTTCGTCTGGATAGCCACCTAAAATCGTATTAACCAGTTGATCCAATGAAATAAGCAGATTCCAAAAGTATCTTTTCATGCATATCACCACGTGTAAGTATCAATCTGGTCAATCGCAGTACAAGCATCAACCATCCCAAATAGCTGGTGTAATTTCATTTGTGCTCCCCAAGCAAATACCGAGATGTCTTTTAGTAGTTGTTGATATTGTTCTAACGTATGAAACGCTATACCTTCATTTGCAGGGATTGGAATAGGTGAAGGTGCATTACCATTTCTCACATCTACATCTAGTTGAAGGAATTTAAGTTGATCATTTGTTCCGTAGGTAAATGTATATTCGACTCCTGTTGCAGAAGATTTAAAACCTTGAGACAGGTAATTATTATAAAAATTATTTATCTCACTTTTTTTCCACGCTTTGTATTCATCAAGTGTTTGTATAGATATTTGTTTTACAACAGTTACTTTGCCATCAATAGGGTTGTACTCTATCCCTTCAATCATAATAGACGTAGTGTTAGTTGTATCAGCTTCCCACGTTTCAGATAACACACTAAACTTTGTCCACTGATAAATCATGGTAGTTTCAGTTTCGGTTATACGGACTTCTCTTTCCATTCCTATTGGCGACCATTGTTCATGCGTCTCCGAGATTTCTTTTTCCATGACTTGTCCGTTTTCGAATATTTGTATCAAACTAACCACCTCCTTAATTAAGCTACCATATACTGAATAGACGCATCACAAGATTGTGATGATTGATATGCCCCAGTATATAATTCGGCTTTAAATGATTGCGTAAACGCAATATTACAAAAATAATCGAACGCCTCTGTTCCTGTAAAGGGGTATGTCGCATTGACTCCATGGGCTAAACCGTTAGCCCTATTGCCCATGCTAAAGATTGTTTCAACACCGTCAATGGTGAGTTTTATTTGCATACTAGCAAAAGAAACTGCGGAGCAAGCAGTTATTTTATTTACTAACCCTTTTCCGTTTGTGATATCGATAATGGTATACCAATTTTGCGCGGGCTGAGATAAAGAGAGATTAGTTACTCTAGGTTTACTAAAGGTTACGCTTCCACTAGCCGCAGGAATCGTCACTATGCGTGCCATTATGCCAACGCCTCCTCAATGCCGTAGATTGTAACAATTACATCAGTCCCTACATCTTGCTTAAAACCTATTGTCTCAGTTGCAGTTAAGACAATCTTCGCACCATCAAGCATCTGCAACCCGCTCGCCGGAACCGGATATAATGGAATTAAAGTATTTACGGTAGTTAATCCGTGAGCGAATACAGTAACATTCCGGACTGTCGTTGTATTTGTATTAGCGAGCCAAACTTCTATCACTTGCGTTCTAGTGTTGGCAGGGGCCGTATAAACCGCTGTAGCTACTGTGCTTATTGCCCCTTGGAAAAGTTTCTTGGGGATTCTATCTCCAATAGCCATTAATACATCCCTCCCATACTATTTAATCTTGATAGGTTTAACTTATACTGATCAGTTTCCGCCTGATGTTCAGCAAGCTCTTCCTGTACCGCTCCCGCAGCTGCAACTCCTATTGCGGCTGCTGCGTCAGCTTTGACCTGTGCTCCCGTGGGCGTTTCTGCGCCTACGTCAGATGGAGTTAAAACAACCGCACCTGTTTTGGAGTTTACGCTTGATACTGGTACCGCGACATTAAGATTAAAAAGCCCCGATCCATCACCCACGAACTTAGATCCTGTGGTGTTCGTCTGGCTTAATTCTACCGTCAAACCCGCATCAGAAGTGTTGTCTGTCCAGCTCGTAGTCGTATTATCGTTGATTTGAGCCAACCTGTAGAACGTGCTTCCTCCGGCCTTAGTACGCCCAAGAATACGGGCTACCGTGCCTGTGGGACCTGTTGGAATAACTGAAACAGCGCCTTGTTGACCGTTGGGGTTAATGGTGTTTGACTCTGTTCCATAACCCGTGTTTCCCTGCACAAGCAATGTTCCTGTAACTGGTTCTCCGTGCCAATAACCCGTTACAAATGCAACAACGTACTTATAGGCACCCGTAAGATTCCCCAAGTTGGTGTTAATAGCTGCCGTTGGAGCTGTTGGTGCGGAAAGCGGAGAGAGTAGTTTAAGTTGTCCAATATCCGCATTACCCGTTAATCCTTCTACGAGTTGATTAACATCGCTGGCGTACTGACTGTCAACATTGTCCTGAATAGTATATAGTGGCAAAATACACACCTCCTAACCTGCGTTAATTGTATCGCTCCAAATAAATGTAACAGCTTGGGTATTATCTACCGACACTGGTGTCTGGAAAACAACGTGGTTTAATAACGCACCACCAGAGCCGAGAAGACCGGCCTCCGTATACGTCCCGTTCAGTTGACCTACCGCATAATTGGTTGTCATGGTCGTTGTGTTGGCAACCGCCGACCTAGCATCGATAACCGATAGCGTCCCTGTTGCTGGCGTAAATAGAGAAGCATCACTAACAGCCGGGGTGCCAGTACCAGTCCCAAGCTCGAATTGAGTAGGAGGGGAAACGGGATTTTGCCCAGTATTATTGACTCCTGCTGTCCACGATGCGATAGCGTTTAGATATGCCTGACACGCCGTGTTGTCGCCTAACTCACGGCATTCTTGGCTACCATCTTGATTAGTGATAATTACTGCGACTTTGGCTTTAATTGATACATCTGACTTTATTTCGTTTTGCAAGTAAACCTTTCCCCCTCTCTAAAACCATGAATTTTGACCCCATTTGCGAGTTCCCCATTTAGTCGGTTCGCTTGTTATTATTGGGACAACGGACTCGGAGATCATCGCTCCATCAGACCGGCGTTTGGTAATTAACGTTGGCGGGGCATATATTGTCGGCGGATACCAATGCCCTTGACCCCATTTAGCGCCTGATCCCCAAAGCTGACCTGTACCAGGCACAACAAGGATATGACCAATGGAATCCGTTACCCTTGCTAAGTCATCAAAGTAAAACTCCAGAATGATATTGAGCAGTACTCCTTGAGGCTTTGGTATGATGTACCCGTTGGCCGCTAAATCCTTTTGCATAGGAGTAAACAAGGAGATCCGTGCATCCATCGTCATGTCTTGATTATCCTCGACCTTTAGCCTAGCGTTTGGAAAAACAGAACTCCATAGGTTATGAATCTCAGGAAGTGTCCCATCCCATTGATTCTGGATTATTTTCGCCTGAAGCACGAGCCTATAGGTATCATCCTCAAGCACCGGACTCGAACCATCTGCAGGTTGGAAGTTTACGGTCCTCCTGACACCTACGATCTCGCCTAAAATATCCTGTTGCGCTCCAACGGCTTGGTCGAGATCGAAATAGGAATTAAAATCGTTAGCAAGCGTAGTCACATCGTCAAGAATACCCAGCGGAGCCGCTAACCACGCCATGAACTTCGGCTTATTCTGATGTTGGGAGGTAATGAGGCTTAGATATCTTTGTATGTCTGCCATGATTACCTCCTCCTACGAAACATTGACTGTGACGTATTCTGTATTTCCCCGTAATGCCTCATTAAACACCGTGATAATATCTGTCGTTCCCTGAACCTCGCCATGCCTTGCCGCCGTGATCGAAGTAACGGTGAATACAGGAGCCGATAAATCCTGTACTGACAACGCTGGACCGTAGAGGTTGTTTACAGGGATATCATTAACACCCATTTTCATGGCATTTAAAAAGGCGGCTATTGCCGTTTTGATGTTTGTCGTCATTTGAGTTGGGTATCCCGTTAATTGGAGTACGTTAATTACCACGTCGACATCCACATAGGCTGGTCTGTAAAAACCAATAGAAGCGATATCACCAAATTGATCTGTGATGTCCACAACAGTTGTTCCGTTCGCCTTACACCCAGGACCTTTCTTCCTGAAAATTACCCGTGCAATATCTACATCCGACCCTCCCTCTACTAGTGCGGTTATACTGTTTGCTGGAAGACCGTTTTCATCCGCTGAGTCAGTATCGTTTTCGTAGACCTTATACCTCGTAACTCCGGATACTCTGGAAATTGCCCCCTTTGTGCCTTCGAGGACAGTTAAACTAGGTTGAGCCGTGCTGATAGCTTGACGGGCTCTAAGTTGGGAATCCGCTTCAACGGCAGTGCCCGGGATAGCAGCCAATGTATTCGCTACTGATGTCCATCCGTATGTTGGCGTGGCGATAATGTTTATATCCCCGGGGTTTGCTGCTATGGGTCCTGAGTTTTGGCAAGTAACTGTCGCATTGACCGTTCCGCCAGATCCGATAATGACGCTTGCTGGAAGGGTCCAATGGTAATTACTAATATCCTGAATAACTCCGTTTGTAATGACTGTACCCGGGGTACCCACAAGGGTTTCGACGGCAGTCGAGTATGTTGCAGGACTCCGAGCTATGCCATTAAGTTTAATTAACCCGTCAAGGCCAGATCCGATTGCCGTTCCAGGACCTCGACTGTCGTAAGCGAATTGGATTGTTTGAAGGGTATCGCTCATTTTCACTGCGAATGTGGAAATGAATTGATAGTCTTGCGAATCTGGTTCGAGGTAGATATCTTGACCAAATATGCTCCGGGCCTGCTCGATTAGGTCAGTTAAGATATCTTGGTAGGTCGGTATATGAAGTCCTACCTCATCGATGTATGGAGCTAAGTATGCCACTTAGAAATTCACCCCCGATACTGTTACAATCTGGCCAGTGTTAGTTAATACTGTGCAGTTAATCACGGTGTATCTCCGATTCTCATAAGAGCTTTGGAAATCCTGAATCTGCGACACTCCCCGAGTGCTTAAGATCCTCTCTTTTATGAGTAGGTCTGTAGCAGTTAAATGCTCCGGTGTACCGGATTGACCTAAGATATTTTGAAATAGCGGGAGTCCGTTGCTCGTATCCTCCCACCATTCGCCTTGCAGGAGCAGAAGGTTTGTTTTTATTGCCTGCGCGACTGCTGTCTCGTTGATAAGGAAGTCCTGCATACCCTTCCCGAAGCTGTAATCCCCCATTGGGTCGAGTGCTCTGTATTTCATAGTCCACCCCCTTAGCTGGGTTCACTCGTTGTTCCTCCGCCATACGGAGCAACGTGTGTATGGCTACTGAAGTTAACGCCGTTTATCTTCACTACATTAGACACGATGTCTATTTCGTCGGGCTTTATATCAATGAGTGATGTTCCTGTTTCGGACCTTAGCTGCGCTGAATTCGTGCTGTAGTTCGCTATCCTTCGCGGTTGGCTCCAAGTGCCCATGACCGCGAAACCATCAGATAGATCATGTCTCCGCTTCTCAGCTTGTACCTGCACTCCGCTCTGGCTCCACCATGAATCGATGCATAAATCGGAAAAAATCACCAAGCACTCGTCACCCGCTTGTATAGGCATCGTGAGGACGAATCCCCCAGCCTTAGGTAACACAATAGGAACGTCTAAGAGTAGAGGGAGGTTAACGGTTTGCACATCACCATTAGGTCCGATAATCCGTTCTTTGATTGCCGGTTGAACCGTAACCGTCTGCTCAATAGGGTTAAAACTCTGCACAATCCCGGGAATCGACACTCTCAAATCCGTTCCCCATTTTTCTCCCATGCGCTGGTAGAATTCGTAGTCGCTTCCTATTCGTTCTGCTGCTGTTATCATACCGTTCACCTCCACCTATAACGAAGACTGCGTTCCATTTGCGATCATAGCTGGTATTTTTCCTGCTTGCGTTACCGTTTCTGCCTCTGTGTACCAATCGTTACCGCGAGTATCGCCAATGGTTGTCACCTGTATCACCTTGTATATCCCATCAGTATCCAAGGCGTAAACCTGTTGGCCCTGCTCAAACTGCTGTGCACGCACTAAGCTATTGTCCACATGGATCAATGTGTTTACTTTTATTCGAGGATTCAGGAGGCATCTAATTGTTACCCCGTAATCCGCCTGAGTTGGCACACCGATTAACCCAGAATCAGAAGATAAGTCGAGTATCTCTCCCTCTGGAATGTCGTCTGCCTTAACTAAGTTTATTTTACCGCCTTCGATATACGCTGTTGCGTTCTCGGACTGAGCTATTTGCCGGATGTAATCCCTTGTAAGCCCAAATATGACTTTCCCTCTCGTTAGCTGGGAGGTAGATAGTGAGTCGGATATACTACCGAGCTCTGAAGGGATTGTGGCCTTGCTGGCGCAATTCTCGACTATGGCGCGGGAATTCTGTCCCCGAACCATAGAAAAGT